CTTGGAACTGCTGGCGGACATGTCATTGGTAGGTACCCAGCTCAAGATGACCAAGGACACCAGTCTGCTGGTAATCGAGTACCGGCTGCAGTGTGAAAAGCTCGCACAGACGCTTCCTGAGCACGAAGAGATCAAGCAGGCTGAAATATCTCACCGCTACTTTAAAGCCCTCAAATTGGCGGGCGCCTACGCCTTCCTGGACCGGTCCATGTATGTGACGGATGAGCACTTCTACCAAGCAGTAAAACTGGTGGAAGACTCGGGCACTGCATTCAATCAACTGCTCACCCGTGACCGCAATTACGTCAAACTGGCCAAGTACATTGCCAGCTGCCGTAAAGAGGCTTCTCAGGTGGATCTGGTGGAGGATCTCCCTTTTTACAAAGGGGCTGCTTCCCAGAAACAGGAGATGCTGCAACTGGCTATTGCCTGGGGCTACCAGAACAACATCATCATCAAGAAGATCTTCAGTAACGGTGTGGAATTCCTCAAGGGTGAAACCCTGAAGCCAACCAATCTGGATGAGATGATTCTGGCTTACAGTGACGATCTGGCCACCGGCTATGACCCTGTAATTGCCCCCTGGCACAAACTGGCTAAGCTGATTACGGCCCCCAATCTGCATTGGATTAACCATCATGTTACTGGGGGCCACCGCAAGGAAGACGCTATCATTCCTGGCTTCAATATGCTGGTCTTGGATATTGATGGTGGGGTGCAATTGGACATGGTGAAAGAAGTCCTCAAGGACTATGTCACTCTGATCCATACCACCAAACGGCACACTGAAACAGAACACCGTTTTCGTGTGTTGTTGCCCCTTAATTTTACCCTGCGTATGGACTCGGCCGAGTTTAAGGAACTGATGGCCAACGTACACCAGTGGTTGCCTTTTGCCAGTGATGACCAAACATGGCAACGGTCACGAAAGTGGCTCACCAATGAGAATGCGCAGGTTTGGTATAATGATGGGCAGTTGTTTGACATCTTGCCGTTCATTCCCAAAACCAGTCGTAACGAGGAACGCCGTATCCTGCTGGAAACCCAGCAAGATCTGGATAACCTTGAGCGCTGGGTAATCAACAACATTGGTGATGGTAACCGCAACAATATGCTGCATCGTTATGGCCGGATCTTGTTGGATGCCGGAATGGGCCTGCTGGACGTTACCACCAAAGTCAGATCCCTAAATGATCGCTTACCCAACAAGCTGTCAGATACGGAATTGACAGGCACCGTCCTGACCACCATTGCCAAGCACAGCACTTCCCCTTGAGGCGCCTACGGCGCTTCTTTGAATAAACGAGGACTCCACTATGATCAATGACAATCTGGTACTTATCGTTGGCAAATCTGCCTCGGGTAAGTCCATGTCCCTGCACACCTTGGCGCCGCCTGAAGGCGTCATGTACCTCAATTGCGAATCCGGTAAGAAATTGCCTTTTGCTGCCAAGTTCAAGAAAGGCGCTGATGGCAAGGCTGGGTTTACCATTACCGATCCGCATCAAGTGTTTGAGGCGTTCACTGCGGCTGAGAACATGCCAGATGTTCACACCATTGTGATTGACTCCATCACCTACCTGTTGGATATGTACGAATCCATCTACGTCTTGAACAGCGCCAATACCATGAAGGCTTGGGGGGACTTTGCCCAATACTTCAAGAAGCTGATGCAGGAGTATGTGGCCAAGTCCACCAAGAACGTGATCTTCATTGCCCACACCGTTGACAGCATCAACGAGAGCGAGATGGTCATGGAAACCAAGGTGCCGGTGAAAGGTTCCTTGAAGAATCAGGGTATTGAAAGTTATTTCAGTATCGTGATTGCTGCAAAGCGTGTGGCACTCAAGGCCCTGAAGGACTACCAGAATGGTCTCTTGAAAGTCACGCCCCGGGAAGAAAAACTTGGATTCAAGTATGTCTTCCAAACCCAAGTTACCAAGGAAACTGTCCATGAGCGCCTCCGCGGCCCGATTGGATTGTTCACAGATGAAGAAACCTTCATCGACAATGACGTTCAGCAATTACTGAACCGACTCCACACTTACTACGCCTGAGAGAACTACCATGAGCTTGCTCAATAACCTGAAAACTGACAACACCATCGCTGGCGAAAGCGATAACCTGGGCGGCTTTTCCGTCCTGGATTCTGGTATCTACCTGCTGACCATTGAAAGGGCCTTTGTCCAAGCCTCTGCTGGTGGCGCCGTGGGCCTCCACCTGCATACCACCACTGGCGATGGCCGCACGTTCCGCACTACCCTCTGGATGACCTCTTCCACTGCCAAAGGCGGCACGCCTTTCTATGTGGACAAGAATGGGGACAAGAAGTACCTGCCAGGCTTCCTGCAGGCCAATGCCATTGCCCAGCTGACTACCGGCAAGGAAATCGGTGAGCTTGATACCGAAGTCAAGGTGGTCTCCCTGTGGTCTGCTGACGCCAGTGCCGAAGTACCTACCAAGGTCGAGATGCTGATGGATCTGCTTAATAAGCAGTTCTACGGCGGTATCGTGAAGCAGGTGGTCAACAAGAACGTCAAGGCCGCTGATGGCAGTTACGTTCCCTCTGGGGAAACCCGTGAAGAAAACGAGCTGGACAAGGTCTTCAACGCTGAAACCAAGTTGACTGTGGCGGAAACCAAGGCCAATGCCGAAGGCCCCAACTTCTATGACCAGTGGGCCAAGAAGAATACCGGTAAGGTGAAAGACCGTACCGGTGGCGCCAAGGCTACTGGCGGCAAACCTATTGCCGCAGGTAATGCCTCTGCAGGGGCCAAGCCGGCCGCCAAGAGCCTGTTTGGCGAGTAATCCAGGCCAACCTATCGCCCATTGATAAAGGGGCCTTAAAACAGCCCCTGTGAGGTTTTGATGATTACCCCCGAAGAGACCCGGAGTTCTATGGCGGAGTTTATTACTGACTCCCTCAACTGGACAGCGCAACTGCAAGACCTGCTGAAACAGGTCTGGGATATACCCCCAGACACCAAGGCGACATATTCCGCTACAGGCGCGCCTGACGCCCTGGAAGAAGTCATCCTGAACGGCGAAGCTCTCAAGGGATTCCGCGCAGCTATTGCGCTGGTCCTGCATGAACTGGAGGAATCCCCCAGTGCCCATCTGATGCTCAAGATGGCAGCGGCACAGGCTCTTGAGAATGCCCCCATTGAAAACTCGGCCCCCGCCACTGTTCAATGATTATCATCGGCATGGACCCATCCCTCTGTAACTGGGGAATTTGTCGCGGCGTCCTGGATACACGTTTTACTGTGGATATGCTGGACATCGAGCAGACATCCGCAGAAACCGGTGGCCCTAAAAATCTGGATGATCTGGCCCGCATGGGCCAACTGGCCACCTTTTTGAAGCACCATCTTTCAAAGGAGGCCTTGATCTACGCAGAACTTCCTACGGGTAGCCGTGACGCCCGGGGAATGGTGAGCTATGCAGCTGTTACAGCTTTATTGGCTTACCTGTTAGCAGATGGGTACAACATCAAGACAGTCACACAGCGGGAAGTAAAACTGAATACCGCAGGGTATGCAGAGGCTTCCAAGGCCACCATGATTGCTTGGGCTGTGGCCAACTACCCTGAAGCGCCTTGGCCGTATGTGCGAAAGCATGGCCAGTTACAAATCAATGCCAGCAAAGCAGAGCACATGGCAGATGCCGTGGCTGTGGCCCACACTGGTCTT